CTAATAAATTTAACGTCACCGCAGCAACAGGTAACACTACGATTGCAGGGACACTTGGAGTAACAGGCGCAACTACTGCGACTGGTGGCCTTAACGTCGATACGGTTAACGAAATCACCTCCGCTGGCGGTGTTACGATTGATAGTGTTTTGCTGAAAGATGGCGCTGTTACAGCATCAGGCGCTTCTTCTTTTGGCGCGGACGTTACTATCAATAGCACCGATGCAGGTGCTGCATACGGACCAAACTTTACTTTACGTCGAGATTCTGCGTCGCCAGCGGATAATGATTTTGTTGGCCGTATTTTATGGCAAGCCGACAACGATGCGGGGGAAAACACCTCTTATGCTGCACTGCATACTAGATTAACGGATGTGTCGGATGGTTCGGAGGACGGGCTTGTTCAACTTGATGTGATGGTTGCTGGATCATCTACTAATTTATTGGATGTTGGCGCATCAGGAATTGTTGTAAATGACGGCAGTGTAGACGTAGATTTCCGCGTCGAGTCTGACAACAACGCTAATATGCTGTTTGTGGATGGTGGTAATGATGCGGTAGGTATTGGTACTAATAGCATTACCGGATTGATGGAACTCAACAAAACGTCTTCAGGTAACACGCTACAACTATTGAGCTTAGTAAACCCTGTAGGAGCCACAGACACAGGCGCTCAACTATGGTTGTCAGGCACAAACGCAACAACTCGTGGTACTACTATTGAGGCAGTTGCTCAAAGCACCGCCAATAATCATGACCTAATCTTTTCTACTTCTCCCGCTAGTTCCGCACCTGCCGAAGCCCTTCGCATTGACAGCGGCCAACAAGTGGGGATCGGCACTGGAGCAAATGTCGATCAAATGCTTCATGTTGAAAGATCATCCGGCACCACGATGGTTAAAACACAAGTTGCGGCAGGTAGCGTTGTAGGTTTTGAAATTCAGAAAACCGGAACAACCACTGCGAACTGGCGGCTGGTAGATGGTCAGGTAGCTAATGGTCAGATCGTACTTTATGACGTAACAAACAGCCGCAGTATTTTAAATGCCGATGCTTCTGAAATTGTAATCAACGATTCCAGTGCCAACTTGGACTTTCGCGTTGAGTCAGACAGTAACACCCATGCGCTGTTCGTTGATGCTAGTGCTAATCGGGTTGGTATTGCAAACTCTGCCCCAGAGTATCCCTTAGATGTAACAGGTGTAATACAATCGGGAGATCAGATTTCAGTATCTGGCTCCAGAAACATAGCCCTTGACTACAGCAACGGCAATATCTCAACCATTGGCGGCTACTACGGTAGCGGCGGTATGATTCTTGGATATGGTGTTTGGCCTAAATCGGGCGCGGGTTCTTTTGTTAGCTCAAGCGCAGTAGCACTTTCTAGGCAAGCTATTCACTTAAACGGTTACGATTTTGATATGTACAGTGGTACAAATCAGACGGTAGCTGCTGACGCGGATGTCACTTTAGCTCTACACGCTAAACTTAGTGGGATAGGGGGCTATATATTTAACGAAGCCTCTGCTGACGTAGACTTCAGAGTTGAGTCTAACGGCAACGCTAATATGCTGTTTGTTGATGGTGGGGCTAATCGAATCACTATAGGCGGCAATGACGGTACAGGAAGTTTGACTGTCAAAAACACAGATAGTGATGGGTCTGATGTTTTTATTGTGGCTCAAAACGACACCGCTAACAGGATAGCAGGCTTTAAAGTTCTTGACGAAGATGGCGATGCTCAAATCAAACTACAGTATGATAATGGAAGTGACACGCCTTATTTGATGCTCGCAAAAGAAAACGAAGGGAATCTGTCACTTTCTTTTGACGGATCTGATGCCGCTCTAGCATCAAACTCTTCTAGTGCGGCTTTAAATTTAAAAACAAGCTCTCAGACTCGTATGTCTATTTCGGTAGGTGGTGGAATTACAACTACACCCCTTGACGATAAGCACGCAGTATTTAACGAAGGTAGTTCTAACTCCGATTTCCGTGTTGAAGCCAACGATAACGCCAACATGTTCTTTATTGATGGTGGTGAAAACCGTGTCAGTGTCGGTGGTACAGGATCAGCCCAAGCAAGTTCAGCGTTTTACGTTGAAGGCCGTACTAGCTTATACAACGGTTCCACCACTGGCGGCTCTGTTATTTTAACAGACGGATATACCCCCTCTTCTAATGACCACATTCTAAACATAGGAACGCAGCGATCTAGCGGTGGGCCTTTTATAAGTTATGGTCTTGGACAGTTCCAAAATTCTGACGGGTTTTGGAAAGCTACCTACGACAACTTTAGTGGATCGCATTCCGTATTAGTTCTTAATGGCTCAAGCCTTGAGTATTACTTTGATGCTTCTGGCAGCCAAACTACGGTTGGTGATACGGTAGCAGTCATAAGTGGGTACATAGTCGGTCGGTCGGGTGCGATATTCAATGACGATAGCGCGGCAGCGTCCGACTTCCGTGTTGAGTCTGACAGTTATAACAATGCCCTTTATGTAGACAGTGGGGCAAACTATGTTCAGATAGAGACCCCAACAATTTACATGGGGGCGGTACAAACACAACGTGTATATTTTAGTGTGCCGGCAAGTACCAACCGAAGAATCAGGCTTAGTCTAGCAAACTATGCCTCTGTTAGAGTTAAAGTGGCGGCTCTAAGAACTAATAGCGGGAACTCTTTTGTTTATTGGGATGGCTACGTTAATGAAAACGATAACACAGGTTACGACCACCCCCTAGATGTAAGAACCTCTGGCGGAACCATAAGTTTTACGTTCACCAATAACGGCGATGGTTCTTACGATTGGGACTTCAATAACTCCGGTTCGCCCGGAAATGGAACAATAACCGTCGAACAAGTGACTGGTTCCGTACAAGATGTAACCGTAACAACTTATTAACAACTGTCATTAAAGGAGAAAGAAACATGGCAATTAACAACACATGGTCGATAAGCGACATGCAAAGAACTGACTCGGACGGGGTTGTATTCCTCGTTTACTGGTCAATGGTAGCGCAGAGCGATGGCGATCCATCGTACACTGCTTCAGAAGGCGGAAAACTCCGCTGTGAAGGTGATCCTTCCGAACCCGGATTTATTCCATACGCTGATCTAACAGAGAACGATGTTCTTGGTTGGGTATACGACAGCTTGATCGAAGGCGACGAAACCGCTGCCGAAGCTAAAGCTCGCATAGAAGCGGATCGGGATGCAAAGGTGCAAGGTCAAATTGACCGCGCTGCAACGACTGAATCAGGGGTTCCTTGGACAACATTCTAATAATTTAACTTAAATAAGGAGACTTATAATGGCGAAAAATGAAAAGAAAACCATTACTGTCAATGATGTAGAACACAACATTGATGACCTAACCGAGCAACAAATTGCAATGGTTAACCACATTGCTGATCTGGACAAGAAGCTAGGGAGCCTACGCTTCAACATGGATCAGCTAAACGTAGGCCGCGAGGCATTTGTAAACATGTTATCGCAGTCACTGGACGAACCTAAAGAAGTAAGTGAGTAAGATGTATTATGAGCCGCACTGTTCGAGATGCCCATCGTCGCATAGACGAAATTGAGCCTAGAGTGACCAAGCTGGAGACTGAGGTACATATCCAATTTAAAGAGGTATTTACTCGGATTAAACGCTTGGAGACAATCCTGATCGGTGCGGCTGGTACTATCATAGCAATGCTAGTAGCCATCTTATCTAAAATGAGTTAATAAGGAATGGGAGGCTATTTATGCTACAGCAACTTATAGGCCCCGTTTCAGGGCTGTTAGACAAGTTTATTGAAGATAAAGACCAGAAAGCTAAGCTCGCCCATGAAATTGGGACTATGGCGGAAAAACATGGGCAGGAGATTGCCCTAGCGCAGATTGCGCTAAATACCGCCGACGCTAAAGGAAACTTCTTTCAATCGTCTTGGAGGCCCTTATGTGGGCACGTTTGTGTGCTTGGCTTAGCCGTCAATTTTTTAATATCACCCATAGCAGCAGGATTTGGAGTAGAAGTTCCACAGGCCGATATGAGTGTGATGATGCCCGTATTAATGGGCATGTTAGGTCTGGGCGGTCTCAGATCATTCGAGAAAACGAAAGGCGTAGCAAAATGAGTTTTAAGTTATCACAACGTAGTCGAGACAGGTTGGAGGGCGTAGATGTCGGACTAATCGCAGTCGTTGACCATGCTATTGCCGTTACAAAAGTCGATTTTGGTGTAATTTGTGGTCTCCGAACCATCGAAGAACAGCGAGAACTTGTCGCTAAAGGTGCAAGTAAAACGATGAAATCTAAGCATATTGGTGGTCACGCTGTAGACCTTATGGCCTATATTGGGTCAAGAGGTTCGTGGGAATTAAATTTATATGATGACCTTGCAGACGCCATGAAAGAGGGCGCTAAAGCTGCTGGAGTTGGAGTTCGTTGGGGTGCCGCATGGCATATCCCAGACATCCGCGAGTGGGATGGTACAATGGAAGAAGCTATGAATGCGTACGTAGACTTACGTCGTAGTCAAGGCAAGCGGCCTTTTATTGATGGCCCTCACTTTGAATTGGTGGTGTAGTATGAAAACTACCGTAGAAGCTAGAGATACTGAAAGCGGTGTAGAACCAAAGCATACGGTGCATGTAGTCTGTGCACACTGTGGATACGATCTTGATGAAGCCGAACTTGAAGCAGATACTTGTTCTGATTGCGGTGCGTCATTAAATCTAAAGCAGCATGTAGCTATAGAAGTCACTACACTACCTCCTATCTTTGGCGAAAGTATGTAGGTGGATTATGGCTCTAAAGAAGTTAGTATTTAAACCCGGTATCAATAGAGAAGTAACACGCTACACCGATGAAGCGGGATGGTATGAGTGCGATAAAGTACGCTTCAGACAGGGCTTCCCCGAAAAAATAGGTGGTTGGCAACGTATCTCAGGGACTTCGTTTCTGGGGGTGTGTCGATCTTTATGGAACTGGGTTACTTTAGGTAGCATCAATCTTATTGGCGTTGGCACACACCTCAAGTTCTATTTAGAACAGGGTGGTGGGTATAATGACATTACGCCTATTCGTAACACTACCGCTGCGGGAGACGTGACATTTGCGGCTACTAATGGGTCAGCAACTCTGACTATCACCGATGCAGGTCACGGCGCTCGTGAAAACGACTTTGTTACTTTTAGTGGCGCTGTATCGTTAGGCGGTAACATAACAGCCGACGTGTTAAATGCCGAGTATCAAATCGTAACAACCCCCGATGCAAACACATACACTATAACAGCTACAGCTACAGCTAACGCATCAGACACAGGCAATGGCGGGTCATCAGTAGTCGGTGCGTATCAAATACGTACGGGCGAACCGTACGAAGTTCCACTCTCTGGTTGGAGTGGTGGCACATGGGGTGCTGGTGTATGGGGTACAGGCGGTGTTTCTACTGAAGCTATACGTCTATGGAGCCAAGCTAACTTTGGTGAAGACCTAGTATTTGGCCCTCGTGGGGGCGATATTTTCTACTGGGATGCTACAAATGGGGTAAATACACGTGGTGTTTACTTGTCATCTCTTGGGGGTGCGTCTAACGTACCTGTTTCGCAGAATTTGATTTTAGTATCAGATATAAACCGTTTTGTGTTTTGTTTTGGTACTAATGATGTTGGTAGTGCTACAGTTGATCCAATGCTCATCCGTTGGTCTGATCAAGAAAATGTAGCGCAGTGGACGCCAGCATCTACAAACCAAGCGGGGTCCTTGAGACTGTCACGGGGAACTGAGATAGTTGCGGCTAAACAAGCACGTCAAGAGGTCCTCGTTTGGACCAACTCTTCGCTGTATTCATTGCAGTACCAAGGTGCACCCGCTGTATGGGGCGCTCAGTTGGTCGGAGATAACATATCTATTGCTTCTCAAAACACTGTGGCTTTTGCTAGTGGTGTGGCTTTCTGGATGGGTAAAGATAAGTTCTATATGTACGATGGGCGTAGTCAACCACTCCCATGCAACGTGCGTCGTTACGTGTTTGAAGACTTTAATACATTGCAGTATGACCAAGTATTTGCAGGTACAAACGAAGCATTTCACGAAGTATGGTGGTTCTATTGCTCTACAAATAGCGAGACAGTAGACAAATATGTAGTGTTTAACTATCTCGAACAGACGTGGTATTACGGCACTTTAGCGCGTACAGCGTGGCTAGATTCTGGACTACGTGATTATCCTCTTGCGGCTACGTACAGCTATAACCTCGTAAACCACGAGCAAGGTACAGACGACAACCAAACAGGTACTCCTGCACCAATTGCAGCGACTATTACCTCTGGACAGTTTGATATAGATGACGGAGACAGGTTTGCGTTTGTATGGCGTATCATACCGGATGTTACATTTGAGGGGTCTACAGCTACATCCCCCAGTGCAACGATGACATTACTCCCCCTCGCTAACTCAGGGTCAGGTTATAACAGCCCGTATTCCGAAGGAGGCAGTGCAACAGGTACGGTAACACGTACGGCTACGGTGCCTATTGAGCAGTTTACAGGACAGGTAAATACACGTGTTCGTGGGCGACAAATGTCGATAGAAATGGCTTCTACTGACCTAGGAGTCAAATGGCAACTTGGATCGCCCAGAGTGGATATGCGTCCTGACGGGAGACGCTAATGGCTAATGACATTGAGCGGACAGAACCCCCTGCATTACCTCTAGCGCCTGAAGAATACCAACGTCCGTTTATGGACCAAAATAGTAATGTTTTGCGGCTGTTCTTTAATCGGTTTATTAACTCGCTCAACAACCTATTCAGCACCGAAAGCGGGGGCAAGTTCTTATACATGCCTCGCGGTGCCT